CACAAAATACATTTGTTGCGGTTGTCGCAAGACAGACTAGACAGTCTGGATTACGAGCGATCCATTAAGTGTAGTTGTCACAGACGTGTACGTGCAAGTCGCAGAAATTGCGATGGTTGACGAACCCGTTGAGGTGATGAAGTACGTGCCAGAAACCGTCGAGGGTGAATAAGCAAATTGTGGAGCGAACGGCAGAGCAGATCCATTTAAAAGGACTGAGACAGTCGTTGGCACAGAATTTGTATTAGTGTTACTCACAATGACTCCTGCATTGACAATATAATTGCCAACAGGAAGTGTGATGACACCCGACGAATTAACAGCTTGTAAACCGTTAGTTGTGACAGTTGCAATAGCCAGGGTCTTAGCGACCGTAGTAGCTCCTGCACTTTCACTACCACCAGCACTTTGGAATTGAGATACTCTAAGATTCAGAGGCGCATTGACTGTGTTTTCTAACACGGGATCAATTAGAGCAATTGCGTAACGAACGCGAAGCTCACCGATATTGGCAGTAGAGTTGTTTCCAATGGTGGATACACTCAAGGTGCCAAAATCATACGTCTTTATATCTGAACCTCCCGGAAGACCACCAGGTCGCACAAAGTAAGAATCCTGTCTTCTTGACTCTTTCGAGTCAACTGGCAATAACACAGTCTCATACGGCATTCCATCCGCATGGGGGTGTGTATCTTCTACTTGCTGCTTGGTGGCAGGCGCTGGATCACTTGCGTCATAATCGAAACTCAACATTACCTTGCCAGTCTGGCCATTAGTCGCATATGCGCTGACCTGAGGGCGGTAATAGAATTCGAGACCAAGGATCTTATACTTTTCAAACAGCTTGGCCTCTTGCGAGAGCCAGGGAAAAGTACTTGCCTGACCAGGGTTGAGAGGGAATTGCGTGGTCGCAAAGGTAGTACTACCAGCGATATCAGCAATATACTCATCTTCCACTTCAACACGACTCTTCCGACCGCGAGCAGAAGCTCCAGAAGGAAAGAACGTGGACAAATTGGGGTTCTTCGCCATTTTGAAGAACCTAGATAAGGGACCGTTCGCGTCAGTACTCGTAAGTACCTTGGACTTAGGTCTAGCCATTTTGGCATTTTGGGATTTGCGAGGCATTGGTTTTGTATTGGATTCCGCAAACCATTAGCGGGACTATTCATCTCTGTCAAACCAACCAGCACATAGTACCAATCGGAAGTTCCGTGTAGTCTCTCGGCATTTTAGCCACAAAGTGACATTTAGCACGTAAATATTTACGTCTTTATAGAATAAAGACAACGTTTTGGACTATTACTGACAGAAACCCAATGGGCAGTTTAACGACTTGCTCGGGTCAATTCCTTCTATCTACTCATTCTGACCAGATCATCAAACTCATCCAAACCTACTGGAGGTACGGGCGCAAACACGTCAACCGCCTTATATTCATAATGAATTAGACCGGAAGATTTATGCACCACAGGATAAGAATAATGATACAGGACTCGATCAGATCGACCTTTATAAGGAAAGATCGGGGCGAGAGGAGGGCAAGGTGATTTCTTAGTAGTGAAACATCGGGCATTCCAATAATCACAAATACCGCGAAGAGACATAGGATGAAGCCTATAATCCGTTTTAAGGAATTTAGGACAAAAGTTCGAACAGGAGTTTCCTGTTTGAACTTGACCAGTAGCACGGAACGCATAAGCGATTCGCGCCACCCAAGGGTCATCATCGAATAACTCTTCAAAATCACGGGGAACATACTCTCCAATCACCAGTCTGGGATTCAAGACCGTACCAGCAAATTTCGCGAGAGGAACTGAAAATCCTTCACGAGAAAACAGCTGTAACTCAGGGCTTGAAACAAACTGTGAAGCCATTCGTCTCTGCACACGGGAGAGGTTTTTAACCCAATCCTCTGGTGCAAATGAAGGATCTAAACCGAAACCACCAAGGTGGCTCGGAAGATACCAACAAGGACGGAAATATTTGCCAAAACAACGATTCTCAAATCTGGACAAACACTGAGGAACGCAACATGCGGACCAAGGTAAGTTCAAAATCATCCTATTCAGGTCGCGAGCGGCCAAAAGGGGAGTAGAATCGGATTCACCACCTTTGAGGGAGATGCCAGTTATCACCTTCTGTGAAAGATAAGTTCTCTTAACCATTCTTCGAGCGCCTTTAAAAGAGCGTTCAATAAAAGTTTGAGAATTCATCATACAGAAATATGGTGATAGATAGTGTTTTCCAACACTAATCTTAAAACCGGCATCAACACAGCATGGTAAAAAGTATTTGTCATGAAAGGCTCTGGTACACTTAAA